ACGGTGTGGACGGGGCCGCAGATTACCGCGGTGCAGAGTGCGGTAACCGCCGCGCCGGTGAGCACGCCGCAGACCGAAGCACAGAACGCGATCGATGACATGGGCATCTTCGACAAAGCCGTGCTTTTAGCCTTGATTGACCAGTTGAACGTGATTCGCGCCGCGCTCCCGAGTCCGTTGGTGGCGATTACCCCAGCCCAGGCGGCCAATGCCGTGCGCGCAAAAGCGGGGACCTTGTGATCGCGCTAACCCTCGCCGCGCCGTCCCCGCAAATCATCGGCGGTGATGGCCTGCGGGTCGGGTCCGTCCACCAGGGCCACGGCTGCGAGGGTTTGGTCGCGCCACGTGTAGTAGAGGGCATCCAGGTCCGCGCCGGTGGCGTCGTGTTCGCCGGGACTGGTCTCGCGGGTGTCGCCCAGCAACCCGCGGCGCCGCAGGGCGGCATCGTAGGCGAGCCCGGCGCGGGCGGCGGCCAGCAAGGCGGGCGCGGCGGCGGCGAGACGGGCCGGATCGGGAGCCATGCGCGGAGTCTAGCGCAGATACGGACAGGTGGGACACACGTCAATGGGTAAAGCACAGGATCGGCAAGCGGCACTGACCACGTTGGTGGCGGCGCAACGGGCGCAGAAGATTGCCGCCGCGGCGGCGTCCGCCTCGTTTACGTCGATCATGAGCGGCGTGTCCCTGAACGTGATTTCCGCGCAGAACATCACGGACTTGACCACGGCCCAGACGAATTGGGTGGCGGCGACGGCGGCCTATGACGCGGCGATTATCGCAGCCAATGCCGCCTGTCGCGTCACGGAGGATGTGTAACCCTGACCGCCCCTGTCACGGTCACCGCGCCGACGCTCGAGGTGCACGACCTCGCGAAATGCTGCTGGTGTGGCTCGCCCTTCGTCCGCGGCTTGGTCACGGTGCTCGGCTTGACGCCGTGGGTCTGTCCGACCGAAGCCTGCTGGCGCCGGCAAGTCGCCCGCGCCATGATCGTGACCGTCAAGGGCCGGCCGCGGGCCGATGCGCCGGCGGGGAATCGCCGCTGCCGCTACGTCCCGCTCCCGCGGCAAGTCGAAGCGTCTGACGCGCTCGAGGCGCCCGGGCCGGTGTTCATCATGATCGGGGGCGCCGCCGGCGGGTCGAAATCGCGCGGCTTGCGGGAAATCGCCCACGAGCAGTGCATGACGCATCCGCACTTCCGCGTGCTCCTGCTGCGGCGGACGTTCAAAGAGCTGGAATCGAATCACATCCTCGATGCCACGCTCGAGGCACCGGAAATGGGCGCGGAATGCGTCCCGTCGGCAAAAGTCGTGCGCTACGCGAATGGGGCGCAGTTGCAGTTCGGGCACTGCGAAACGCCAGCCGATGCGGCGAACTACCTCTCGAGCGAATACGATCTCATCATCTTCGACGAGCTCGTGACCTTCGAAGAGACGCAGTTCCTGCTGATTGCCTCTCGAGCGCGATCGACGAAGGCGGGCGTCACGCCGAAAGTCATGGCGGGCACGAACCCCGGCGGCCCCCAATCGCATTGGGTCCGGATGCGGTTCATTGACAAGAACGTGGACCTCGAGCAGTTCCCGGATTACCAGCCGGACGAATGGCTGTTCATCCCGTCGAAGCTCGAAGACAACCCCTATCTGGACAAAGCGTACGAGCGCAAGTTGCTCTCCCTGCCGCCGGAGCTCCGCAAAGCCTACCGTGATGGCGACTGGGACATTTTCCCGGGTCAGTATTTCGGCGAGTGGCGCAAGTCGCGGCACGTCGCTGAGGTGGCGATTCCCGACACGGCGGTCTGGTATCGCACCATTGATGGCGGGTTTGTGAAGCCGGCCGCGATTCTCTGGATCGCGATGTTCGACGGGCACGCCTATGTGCGCCACGAATGGGAACCTGTCCGCGTCTTGAATTCCGACCAGGCGAAGGAAATCGTGAAGCGGACAAAGGGGTACGGGATCGGTCGCGTGCGCAATACGGTGGCGGATACGAGTCTCTGGTCACCGGAAGCGGATACGGGAGAGTCGGCGGCGGAAACCTTCCGGCGCTACGGCATCCCGCTCGAGCAGGCGGACAAGGATCGCGTGAACGGGTGGAAACGCCTCCGCGAATGGCTCGCGGAGGCGCCCGACGGCAAGCCCTGGCTGATGGTGCATCCCGACTGCCGCTATCTCGCGCGCACCATCCCGTCGCTGTTGAGCGACGTCGGGAAACCGGAAGACGTCGACACCGACGGCGAAGATCACGCCGCCGACGCGTTGCGCTACTTCGTCATGTCGCGGCCGTCGCCGACGGGGACGGCCGCGAAGACGCCGATCAAAGAAGGCACGCTCGGGTGGTTGAAACAGCTCGGTCAGAAGCCGTTGGGGCCGCTCAGTCGCCGGAGGGCCGCCTAGTGGCAACGCGTCGTGGATTTCTCGGCATGCTGGGCGCGCTCGCGACGGCCGGGGCCGTCGGTGCGTCAGCAGCGCCACGGACAGACCCGGATGCGTTTGTGTATCACGGCGTCGCGATCCAGTGGTGCGACTGGCGCGATCCGCCGAATCAGAACGTTAGTGTCGGGTTTTGGACGGCGCATGTTGCGCCCGATGCGTGGGGCCGCGATTACCTGATCGCAACCACGATGGGGCACTTGGGGCGGTATTGCGAGATGAGCGCGATCGACCTCACCCTGCAGCGCGACTGGCCGCTTATCTCGGCGCGTTCTACAAAGACCGAGCGGGCGGCGGTGAAAGCGCGGGCGCTGGCGATGCTCAAAGCGGATCTCGACGCATGATGCCCCCCGCGATGCCGCAGCCCGATCCGAACGCGCCGCAAGCACCAGCGCAGCCCGAACCGCGCAAGGTGTTGCCGCTCGAGAAGGACGCGCTCGCGAAATGGCGCAGCGACATCGACGCGGCGCGCGCCGTCCGCAAACAGATTGAAGGGTGGGCCGAAGCGAACCTCGAAGCGTACGCGCCGGCGCTGAGCGACGATCCCGAACAATACGGCGCCGAAATCAACACCAACCGGGATTTCACGCTGGTCGAGCGCAAAAAGGCCGACCTCTTCTATCAGAAACCCGACCTCATCGCCGATCCAAGTGCCTTGATGGCGGGGCAGGAACCGCTGGTCGAAACGCAGGCGGTGATCCTCAACGAAAAACTCGGCCTCGATGGCGTCAACGCGAAAGTGCTCGTGCATCGCGTGCTCTTCGACATCCTCTGCCCGACCGGCACCGGGTGGACGATCATGGGCTATGAATCCGCGACGGTGCCGGTGCAGCAAACCGTCCCCGACGGCGAGCAGATGATGCCCGGCGCGGTGCTCGGCTTACAGCCCGTGCCGAAAATGAAACAGGTCACCGTCCCAGTCCCGATCTGGGAGAACTGTTTTTGGCGTCACTTCAGCCCGAGACAAGCGCTGGTCCCCGCGAATGCGCGCACGACCGAGTGCGACGTCTGGCCGTGGGTCGGGATGGAATTTGAAATCCCGATCCGGACCGCGAAACGCAAGCAGTGGGTGCCGGAGGACTTCACCGGCTCGAGCGCGAATCCCGATCTGTACTTCGATTACGGCCTCAACATTCAGCCGGGCGACGAAGTCGCGCGCTGCGTCCTCATCGTCTACAAGTCCTCGCTCTACCGGGACGATCAGCCGCATCCGTTGCACCAGACGGAATTGATTCTGGTCGAGGGACTTGACGAGCCGGCGGAACATCGCGATTCGCCGTATCAAACCCTCACCCCGCAAGGCGGGTTGACGCCCGATAGTTTGCTCCGGTTTCCGATTTATCCGTGCACGATTCGCGTCTTGACCGATGCCGCGCATGTGCCGAGCGATTGCACGATTTCCCGGCCGCTCGTCAATGAACTGAACGTCTTCCGGCAGCAGATGCTGGATCAACGGGACGCCAACGTGCTGCGCTGGATCTACAACGTCGATACGCTCCCGACCGATGCGCTCACCAAGATCGTGCGCTCGCCGATTGGCGGGTTTATCGGCGTGCCGCAGGAAGCCTTCGTCGCCGACGGCGCGATTAAGCAACTGGAACACGGGACCTTTCCGCGCGAGAATTTCCAGTTCAACGACTATCTCGACAACGACCTCGCGCGCACGCACGCGATCGACGCCGAACAATCCGGCGCGGGGCAGACCGGCGATCAGAGCGCGACCGAATCGCAGATCAAGCAGAACAACGTCAATGCGCGGCTCGGCCTGGAACGTGGCGTCTTTCTCGACTGGTACATCACGGGCGCGACGATGTTTTCGTGCATCCTCCAGCGCTTCCTGCCCGTCGCGGACGCGGCGGCGATTGTCGGCCAGGAGAAAGCCCAGGCGTGGGATCAGTGGCGGCATACCGTGCCCGCGAGTCTCGCGTTTACCTTGGTGCCGGATTCATCGCTGCGCACCGACATGGCCGTCGATCGCAAGAGGAAACTCGATCAGTACACCTTTTTTGCCAACGACCCGTTCATTGATCGCGTCGCGCACTTGAAGCATATTCTGCCGACGCTCGGCTTGCCGTCGACCTTGGTGAAGGATCAGCCACCCGAGAAGGGGCCGGAGCCGATGAAGTTCACCCTCGCACTGGCGAGCGCGGATCTCAATCCGATGTTGCCGCAGTATGCGAACCTCTACCAGATTTTGACGCAGCAAGGGGTGAAGGATCTGATCGCGCCGATGCCAGAAGCGCAACTCAATCAGCCACCGTTGCCGGGCGATGAGGCGCACGGCGGGAAAGTCGCGCAGATGGAAGGACTTTCAAAACACGCGGTTGACCAGACGGGCGGGATGCAGGGCAGTGGATCGCCCGCGCCGATGGGACCGGGAGGCGCACAAGGATGAAACTCATCGACCGTGATAATTACGAATTGTCGACCGGGCGCACCTTCTACGCGAACAACGGACTGATCGGCCTGACGTCAGTCGATGATCCCGCGTGCCGTGTCAGTGAAGGCTACGACGGCGGGGTTGATGTTGAATTGTGGACGGCGGCCGAACGCGCGGAACTCGCGGACTACATGATCGCGCTGTGGACTGCTTTCAAGTCCGCGATGGTGGTTGGATGATTTGCGACTCGTGCGGCGGCGTCTTGGAAATCGGGAGCTGGCCGTTCTGCCCGGATCACAGCCGCGCGCATCTCGCGGTCATTGGCGATGAGTGCGACGTGACGCAAGAGCATTTCAGCGATCAGCCGGAACGCTTCCGCAGTAAACAGGCGATGGCGCGGCGCGCGAAAGAATTGAACCTAGAAGCGCGCGTGCAGCACGTCGGGACGCCCGGTTCTGACCGTTCGAAAATGACGCAGAGGTGGATATGACCGA